CTCTTGCAGAGTTGTTGTCTCTTAAACATGGGCCGTTTGAAAGCCATCCAGCACTGGGATACTGGCTACTACATTAATAAATAAATAAAGAAATGTTTTTCAGGTCTCTTATTATACCGCCTTAGCCTGTGGCGGGTGAAGGGTGCTACCCAATGACCATGACATTGCCGCCAGTTCTTAGGAATAACAAAAGCTAACAATGTGTCTATATGCGACAAACCAGGAATCTCATTACCACGCATGGTATACCATGATTACATTTGGAGAGTTATGATCTCTAATCAAGCAAATAAAGATAAATAAAATATATAAATAGCATTAACAAGATAAAATACAATACTATAGTATACATAACAATATGAGTTTGATCCAACAGATTAGTCTGTTGTACTGGAGAAAAACTAAGATGAAACATTGCTAATTGGCAATATCCAGCATTCCATAGTATTTGGAGAAACAAAAGTTCCACCAGCAACGTTAACAGTTATTATATTATTGACAGCTGTATTGTTGACATACTCAAATGACCAGACAGCCATACTGATATAAACAGTACTACCTGTAACAGGATTAACTAGATTATTAACAGTTCCATTTTCAAAACCATTATAAAGCTGGCAATTAAGACCAGCAGAAAATGTAGGTTGAACCCAAGTAGATGAACTACTACCTTTAACATAGTAAAGAATCATAAAAGATCCCTGATAATTACCAGTCAGGGTTATACTGGTAGGATTAAACTGTACAGTCATACCAGGGAATTGCTGAGTAGTAGCGACTTGGGAAGTACCAAAATAATTCGTGGTAGATATACCAGCAGTGGCATAACTAGAAAATTGAGCTCCGGAGGAAAGAACCAAATCATCAGTGATAATTGGTTTTCGCAATTCTACTTCATAAGAGGCCCAAATCTCACCACATACATTATTGGTGCCTTGTAAACCCTGCGTGCAAACATACAATTCACCAAGGTCGTAATTTTGAATGTTAGCATTAACAGGTGGAGATACCGAACGAGTATACAAAACATTGAATGGATTCTCACGTAAATCACATTCAATAAAATGACAAAAATCCTCAGAAGGTTTGGCGTCAGAGGAAAAATACTCGTTAAGAGCATCTATTTTACCTGTGGGAGCAGGTAGAACAGGGTTGTAACGGGTAGTCATTATAACAGTTCCAAGAGCGGTATTTGTACTAGATGCAATAGCGTCAGCACTAGCACTCTTATACTCGAAGAGTAGACCTTTAAAAGTGTATTCCTGAAACTGATCAGCAATACCAGATAACCAAGGAAAAGTACCAGGTAAACCCGGATTAATAGAGTAAGACACTGAATTAAACTGACCTGCAGTACCCGATGATATAACATCACCGATGTATTCTTTGTGTCTTACTATAACAGACTGACCTTGATTATGCATAGAGGGAATTTCACCACTTTTAATGGTAGAATTGTATAAAGTATTTGATTTAACAGAATAAGCACCCAATCCTAAAATTGTGGCAGCATGATTCCCAAGATTGTATCCGAAATTAGCGCCAGCTGTTGGAGATCCAGTTAACAACCCAGCAGCACCCCCACCAATTCCACCGAGGGCTCTCAAAAGAGCACGACCCATGGAAATTTCTTCTTGTTTGGTGACAGGTTTGGCCTTGGGCTTATTCTGTTTGGTTTTGGTTTTAGTTTTATTAAATTTGATTTTGTTTGGCATTGTATTGGATACCGCAAGCCAAAACGGGACTGTTCATCACACATATCTAACGAGGAGCCGTGCAGTCTCTCGGCATTTTGTTTAGCACGTAAATATTTACAGAAATCTCAAACGTTTTGGTCCTTAAATGTGTGACCCAATGACGGTGAATGCACCGCCAGACATACGTAACCCAGATAGGGCATGATTATACTCAATGAGAGTGCTTGCTTACGGCAAGCGATCGCCCAGTTGCTAATACCATTGATTGAAACAATCACTTGTTTCAGATGGATAGAGCTTCATACTAGTATACCGAATATTAAAATTACGATAATACTCTTCAAGGTTGAGCTGTTGAGTGGGTGTAATACCAAATGCCTTATAAAAACTGATCCTAGTTCCCGGATCAATTAAATCAGCATATTTCCTGGACATACCCTTACCCCAATAAGACATTGAACTTTTCTCAACGCTCCTAACATCCTTATTATAAGCCCTTTTCTTTTGTCGTTTATTTAGTTTGACTGAATTCAATATACTGTCAGCTCCGCGAGCGTAACATGTATAAAAATCCTGGAATATAGGAATACCCCCATGTGTGTTGATGCCTCCATTTGCAACAGCATTAAGCCATTTCGCGGCTTTCACCTCATTATCAAGAGGATCAATGCAAACAGAATCTTTTATCATAGCATCTCTAACACAACGTACCATTTGGTATCCATCAGGTGTCCAGATTGGTCTAGTCTGACAGAACTCAACTCCTTCGAGCTCTTTATTCACATCTGATAATTTGATACGCATAGCAAACTTGGAAAACCAAGCAGCTAACCCTTCCTTAACTTTAGGCATGTCACCTTCTTCACAGAAGATTGTACAATCATCCCCACAGTTAATCAACCTAACATTAACACCAATTGATCGGAAATAACCGTGCAATATAGCGGTAACTAACAACACTCCTACCATAGAAGTGTTGACCTGGCCTGAAGTCAAAGTACCTTCAGCCCAGTACTCGAAATCACCATCATCGCACCTAGCTTTTGCGTGCGTAGTAAGTTGCTTTTCAAACAATCGCATGATCTTATCCGCCTCCTCGGGGCCAAAGAATGAACACAACACGACGTGAGTCTTTCGGAGGCCAATCTTAGTTATAGATTGGTCCAAGCGTTTAACATCTAAATCGATGGACACACACTTAATAAAATAAAACCAATGACCAGCAATGGTTCCTCCTAGTTGTAAATAGTTCATACCCTTGGCGACGACAATATGTCCATACATATCATTAACCTTTAGATAGACTGAGTGTTCAGCTGCTTTTACATAGCAACCATCGACCACAAGCATTCTATCACCAGGAGGTGATATGACACGGGGAACGTGATCCTGCTTAGCACTTCTAATATCTTTCTCAAATTTAATAAACATTTTGATTCTCCAGTCCTTCTTCTTTAACGGAGTGACTGTTAAGCTAATACCAGCTCTCTTATAACGTCGCTTTTTCAGACCCGAATACAACTCGTGATATTTAGTCACGTGGATAGGGGTGTGTGCTCTATTATTAGAGGTCAAAAATGTAAACTCATCTGATAACAGATCTTCGAATACAGAATCATCGTGTGGGAAGGAGTCTTTCGATATCCAGTTACCGGATCCATCCTTGTAAGTGAATATACGACATTTAATAGCTTGTTCATAATTATGAAAGCTATTGTTGAAGGCTGAAACGGTAGCTCTTGGGCCCACACCCAAAATCTTCGTCATCCGTTTTACCTTTATAAGGCCACCTGTCCTATGTCCTATCAAACCAGAAATCATACGTTTCTTATTATCATCAAAAGCACAGTCTATAAGACTTGTGTTATTGACTATCGTATCATTTCCTAGGACACAGGCTAGGCCCCCTTATTGTTCAGGAACAAAACCACGTCTGGTACTATTACCAATACGTGGTACTACCTTCCTTATCATATTAGATATAGGGGTAGATTTATTATATGCAGATGAATGGAACTCCAAACTGGCCAACATCATCTCAGCTGAATCCATATAATTCTGGGCTGAAATATCATCCCTATTGGGGACAAAATACAACGATGTTATTTGAGCAGCCAAACCACCAATCAAAGTGGTACGAATACCATGAGCCTTCATTATCGAAGATGCTTTGTAGTGTATAGCTCCATAATTGGACTTTGTATAAGGCGTGGTGAGGAACGGGAACTCAATCCTCAATTCTCTAACTACGCGCTGCATATAAGGAACCTTAAATCGTTTCCTAACTACTCGATCAGTAGTTAAAGGACACTTTCCATAGTTCTCGGTCTCGTCATCAAGTGATGACTCCATAGAAGTCATACCATCATTCAAAAGGATATTATGATCACCATTATCCACAAAAGCATGGACAATAGTTTCCTCTTTATTGGTTACATGTCTGTTGACGCCAAACATGAACCTCTTAAAATTAGCAAATATAGAAAACCTGTTCTCAACTCTTGACCTGGGAGCGACCCAGTCAGGATGTTGAACCAAATAAGAGTAATGTAAATAAGCAGACATATTAAGTGTAAATCGCGG